CACGACATGCCTCACCTCAAGCGTCCCCTCCGCGTTCAAACGTGGCAGGAGATGCTACAGCGTGGATTCGTCGAGCATGGATGGCTCCGAAGCATCCTATATAAGGTCAAGCCCGACGAGATCGCCAAATATCGGAAGTACATCCGCGCCATCGGAGACTTGGGTGTCGAAGCCTCCCTTCTTGGGTTCGTATTCTTCGCTCTCGTCAAACACGCCCAAGTGGCCCACCCCATCCTGTGCTCAAGCCCTCTAGGATCAGCCAAGATAGAGGTGGTGGCTAAGCCGAAGCCGAAGACGCTGGAACGTGTTTTCAGAGAGCTCATCGACCCACCCGGGGCGCAAGCTTACTTCATCTTCTCTGATGACTCTTGTTACGCCGTGCGGACCGCGCACGGTGTGAGGCGTTACAACGTCGACATCAAGAGTTGTGACTCCTCACATGGGCCGAATCTCTTCCGATTCATGGAGGCTTCAGTCGGCTCCCCCGGGAGCAACACCAGAGAGCTGATGGAGGAGCTCGTCTCCCAGCTCGCGAAACCCTTCAGGATTCAGTCCTACGTCGACCCCAAGAAGCGGGTGCTCCTCGGCCACCGCGACGAGAAGATGGCCTCAGGTTGGACAGGCACCACCGTTGCCAACAACTTCGCCAACAGTGGCATCGGCTACGCTATCTGCCGTAGCGGCGCCAAGACACCTGAGGAGATCATCGCAGCCGCCCGGTCCGTCGGGTACATCGTGACCGTCGACGACGTCGATTGTTCTGGAGACAACTGGCGAGGGCTTCAGTTCCTCAAACATTCGCCGGTTCTCGACACCCAGGGCAGTCTGCGCGCTCTTCTCAATCCCGGCGTGCTCCTTCGCCTCTCCGGCTCCGTCCGCGGAGATCTCCCAGGACGTGGAGACATAGAGGAACGAGCCGCGAACTTCCAGGCCAACCTCGTCAGAAGCGCCTACCCCCGCGTTTCCTTCCCATTCGCAGAGTTGCTGCAGGGCAAAGGGACCACTGGCGGGCGACTGGCTGAGCAAGCTGCCGCCAGAATGGTCTGGAAGGTCATCGACGAAGGGGAGCACTGGTCCGTCACGGATGAAGAGGCCTTCCGTAGGTACGACGCCACCCCGTCCGAGATTTCGGCCTTGCGTGCGATGCCCCTCTCATTCGGCTGGCACGTGTCGACCTCACTCACCGAAAGGATTCTCTCCCTGGACTACTCTCTCCCACCTCAGCGCGCCCCATGTGGAGAGATACTGCCTTTATACCCGCGATCCCTCCAAACCTAACCCGATCCACGCACTCACTTGACCCACCCAAAGCAGCACCACCAACATAGCGGAATCGACCGCTCAACCAAACGAGCAGC